AAATAAAATTGTTAAAGGGTCAGGAAGTAGGATATATTTAAAAGAGGATACTGTATCTGAACAGGCTGATTTTGAAGAAAGATTAGCGCTATACTCCGAAAGACCTGACCATGCAGTTATTGCAAGATTTGAAATTGGAAGCGAAGGAGCTGAGGAAACTAAGACACTACCAAACTTAAAACAGATAGAGAGCTTTCCGAGAATAAATTCAGACATAGCAAGTGGAGTGGTAAATATGTCTTACGGACAAGCTGATAGTATCGTAAAGTATTTTGATTTTAACGGAGATGTTACATACTTAGCTAACCTTTTAAAAAGTATAGCCACTCAAACTTCATTGGAAAATACTTATGCTCATTTAAAGAATGATGCTCTTAGGCTTAAAGTTTATCCTATATTAGATATTCTTCTAGAAGATGAAGAATTTTTAGAAAAATTAAAAGAAGATAAAGAGGATAATTACGAACAAATAATTTCTGATTTAGAAGCGTTAAAAACTCAACTTTCACTAACTAGTGAGGATAAGGGAGTTGAAGAGGAAGTACAGGGAATATCACATAATCTCTTAACTAATGTAGGTTACGTAGATGCTTATCTAGCTGATAATGATGTAAGGAAAAGACTTGAAGAAGATGCGGGCTTAGATGAGTTCCAAGATAAATATACAACAACTGAAAGATTTTTTAAAGCACTTCTTTCTAATGAGGGTATAGCATCTCTTTTTAAAGTATCTGACAAAGTATACAAAGAAGGTAAATTGGTATCCCCAGTCGCTAGAGCTTTAAATATAGGTTTAGAAGAGGAGACCATTGAAGAAGATGAGGAAACACTTGAAGCTGTTTATTACGTTTTAAGAGGTAATAACATTTATAGTGATTATGCTGGTATGACGGAAACTGATAAAGTTATCGCTAAAACCAATCAAGCTACCCATCTTTTAAACCTTGACCAATGGGTTCAAAACCACACTTTTGCTTTTGAACTTAAAATGAAAACTTTAGGTATTCCTGAAATGGATACCTTAGACGAAATTAGCTCTCCTAGAATTTTTAATTTTAAGGTGCATGACCTTTCTAGAGAGAATAGTAAAGATATAGAAGATGATACAACTCCTATGCATTGGCTAACTGGTCTGTATAGACCTACAGCTATAAATCATACTATAAACAACAGTGTTGGATATACTAGTGAATTTAAATTACTAAAAGATATGAGTTTAATATAATGACAGCAATACCTAAAATATACATAGCAGAAGTTACCGCAAATGGTAACAGGGATATAACTCATTCTGGTCAATTAGAAGTTAAGCTTTTAAATTGTAAAGAAGAGACTAGGGAATATGTAAATGCTCAATGTATAATGCCTTTCGGAGGGAAAGGTTCAGGTCTTATTGGAGATGTTAAACCTTTGTCTAAAGTTTTAGTAGTAAAAGCCATAACTGAAGATTTAGATGATTATCCTTTATACGAATGGTTTTGGATTGGAGTTATCCCAGAATCTACCAATGTTAGAAAAGAACCTGAAGATATAGACATAACCGACAAAGAAGATTTAGGTACAATTGGAAGACCTTCAAACCCTGAATCCGATAAAGCTTATTATGGCTCTGATGTAAATGATAAAGTTATGATAAAATCTACGATAGGTCATAAATTAGAACTATCAGAAAAAGTTTTAACTTTAGAAAATAAGGTAATGCATCAAGAGGATTATGCTTCACTCAAATCCAACCTAGGTCGGGAAATAAAATTAGATGACGGTATTGGTCCAGGCATGGATAGAATAATAATAACTGACCAAAACGAAAACAGGATTGTAATAAAAGCAGGAGCTGACGGAGATACACCTGGAGCTAATTCAATGATTATAGAGTGCCAAGGTAATATGCACTTGAATTCCAAAAAAGGTGAAATGGTTCTCAATGTGGAGAAAGATAGTACTTCTCAAATTAAAATAATAAATGATGGAGCTGGAGATATCAACGTAGAAGCTCGTCAAGGAGATGTAAATGTAGGAGCTGCTGTAGGTAATATTAATCTAGCAGCCAAAGGAACTGTTCAGATAGATGCTGAGCAAGATATAAATTTAGATGCTAATAATGACATAAGCATAAACGCAGGAAATCAAATGACGTTAAAAGCTTCGAGAATTGACCTCAACCCTCCTGATTAATGTTAACTGATACTAAATTAATAGATACTAGTGCACCTGAAAGTTTTGCGTTTTCCTCAGGTTTATTTGGAGCTTTTGAATATGCAAAAAACGCTACCCCTTCTGGAACTTTATATGTTTATGGAGCCCAGTTTATTCGGCAAAACTATGATGGTACGAATGAATATAGGAGATACCCTATAACCTCTTTAACTTCAAATAATATATCAAATGTAGCTCCTAATATGACAGCGGAGATAGTTCCGCTTACAGATAGTGAAGGAAACCAAGCATTTGAAGTTAGATTTACAGGAAATTTAAAAGATGCTACAAATGGAGATGTTTCCATTACGTACCGAGACGGATTAAATCCTCCAGTAAACACTACTAAATTATCAGATTTTCCGTCTACTGCAAGCCTGACTTCTATATCTCATCCCTTTCAAAAAACAGAGACAATCCCAATGCGATTTACTGTAGTTGCTGAAAATAAAACCTACAATCTAGTGGTAGGCATTATCGTATTTCATGATAACGTTGTTTTCCCAGCCCAGACTGCGACCAGAGCAGCTGTAAGAAAAGGACATAAAGAAGCTGACCACGGGTATGGTATTAAAGGAGCTACAGGTGCTAGCGAGGATGTTTTTATAAATGGGTTTGGAGCTCACAGAAAAGGAGATGATTGGCCAAAGCACTTTAGAGGAGATGATGTTCACCCAGCTCCTGGAGACACACGCACAACCAATGCAGGTTCAAGTTCAGTATATATAAATGGAGAGCCTTTAGCCATGATAGCAAATGGTATCGCTAATTGCGGTAATAAAATAGCCGAAGGTTCAGAAACAGTATTTACAGGAGAATAAAATGGAAACAAAACAATTCACAATATCTTATGAGCCATCTGCGTATGACCAGAAGGTCTGTATTTATGCTGTTAATCCTAGTGCATCTTACGCTCAGGTAGAGCAAATCCAAATAGCAAACTCTACCACATCAGCCTTAGATATGGATGTATTTTGGGTAGATTACACTGACGCTACTGTTTCATCTATTTCTTATTACGGTAGTGGTGCAGTCCGTCAAAAGTTTAGGTCTTATGGAGGTAGCGCTTTAAATTCAATACTTATAAATGGCAATATACCTAAAGGAGCTTCTCTAGCTGTTTTAAATAATAACTTATATCTAGAACCTAAAGATTTTATTTTTCTAAGACCTGCATCAACCGGGTCAGGAACCGCTTTCAAACCAATGGTTGTTGTAACGGAATACTTTGAAGACACTACATTTATAAAAACTTCTGTAGATTTAGATGTTGCGAATAACGAACTACAAAATAATAAATATTAAATATGGCAAATTTCTCACTTCCTCCTATAAAAGAAGCTTTACCTTCAGTACCTTCTCTTAGTAAAGAAGAGTTGTGTTCATTACCTTCCACCTCATTGGTATCTTTATCTAATAATATGGCAGTAGTTAAATCCGAAGCTTCTATGAAAGCGGCTCAGCTTCAAGCTAGAGCTAAAAAACTTACTGGGGAAGCTTCCGTAAATATCCCCGGAAAAGGTAGAAACTCGATAGCCTCTACCCAATCTATAGAAAATGTAAAAGCTTCTATGCAGTCTACTATAGGTCCTGTTAACAGTACTACAAATTTGATGGGTAGTATAAGCCAAGAAGGAGCAGAGATAGTTAACAATGCAAATGCTGCAGGAACATCTCAAACAGCTGCGAATGATGCATTAACTAAAATCAACTCATTTACCACGGAGATATTATAATGGCGTTAAATGATTTAGACTTGACAGAAGTAGCACTAATAGAAGCTTCGTTAGCTAATTTGCAAGTCATTGCTCAAACTGCAGAGGATAATATAGCAAATATTGAGTCAGTATTACAAGATAGAGCTAATGGAATTTTAGAGGAGCCTGAATTAAATTTAGACGCAATAGCTTCTCTTTCTAGTGATGACCCTGCAATCCAGGCTGTTGTAGATAACTATTCAAAGTTTGTACAGGATAATATAATAGCACCTTTTGAAGAGAATAGAAGAAGATTTGAACTATTATCAGATGAGACTCAAACCAGTTTAACAGGAGAACCATTACCTATATTTGATTTGGCTTACGGACCTCCTAAATCAGTAAAAGGTCAATTTATATTATCTCAAGACGGATTGTACTACGATTCTATTAACGGAGGTATTCCTGAAGTTTCTGGAATGGTAGCAGCAAGCGCTAACTGGAATTTAAAATATGCTCCAAATTTAGGAGGTAAAGGTGATACATATTCAAATGATAATTTAAATAATTTTGTAGATACAGTTTTTGATTATGATTATACTCCTGATGATAGTATAGCTGACGATTATTATAAAACTGATGATATATTACAAACCTTTGAAAAAAATAAAATTTTACATACTACCGTAGTTCATGACCAAATAGATGATTTAATTGCTTCAGGATACTCTGCTTCCTCGGCAATGGTTATAAATTACTACAGTAATATTGGAGCAATAGCCTCTGTTTATGACGATAAAATTAGAAAAAGAAAAAAACAACTTCAATTAATTTCAATCTTTGCTACAGATAGGTATAGCTTTTCTGAAGAAAGCGGTTCCTCTGACCCATTAAATTCAAATTATAATCCTAAGAATATAGGATTAGGTACAGGGGTTCTAATAGAGAATACTAGTGATACTACAACTCAAGAATGGCATCCTATAGAAAGAATACCTTTAAATGATTTTTCATTTTTGAAAGGTACGGGTGTAGAGGTCTCTTTAAAGAATCAAGAAAAGATTCTTTTATTTTCAGAAGATTTAGAAGATGTAGTTTTACCTATAACTCCTGTATTCGTACAATCAAAAGCTCAACCGTTCTCGGTTATAGATAAATTTAATATATCTCCGACTTCTCCTGAAACCTTCCCTTACTTTGATGGTATTAGTGATGTTTCTGGGAAATCAGGTCTTGTACAATCCTTGGTTGATTCAATAGTAGCTGATGATTTGTTACTAGGTTATAATTTTATTAAACCTAATATTGTTGATGCATCTTCAACTAAATTTAACTTAGATAATATAGCACCTGACTCTGGAGGATTTTTAAATGGTCAGTTGGTAGCATCTACATTAGATGGAGTTTTCCCGTCCGGATTAGGAATAGCTAAACTAACAGGTACTGGAGAGAACGGCTCATATGTAAGATTACCTACAAACTTTACTCCTGCAGGTAAACCTTATGGAATTTATACTGAACGATTAGATAGCTTGTTCTATCCTAGTAACTTGAAATATAACAATGAAACTAAAACAGGTGGAGGGGTAACTTTTGATTTTTGGGTTCATGTGCCTAGTTTAGTGATGACCGACACTCACAGGTACAGGTTAGTAGCAGCTTGTGAAAACTCAGGTGGTCACCCTCCAATAGCTGGAGAAACTGAAGTTAAAGCTAATAGGACTAAGAGAGATGGAACTCAAGATGAGAAAAAAGTTCACGGTATGATATTAGGGTTTAGAGATAGAGGGGGTGCCAGCACTCCAAGTGGTTTAGAGTTTGGAGTCTTTCCTACCGTATCTCAAAATTCTAATTCAGCAGCCTCTGGACACAACGTGGCAATTGGAGAATCTCATGAATACCTTAACGACGTTTTCCAATCCTCTGGAACTAGAGAACTAGGAGCAACTGTAGCCTCTTCAGTAACCGTTAATGGAGTATCTATAACTGACGCTAGCGCTTCTTTTGTTCACATGGCTACCGTGTTTGAATTCTCATCTAACACTGTTAAAATATTCTGCGATGGTGAATTAATGTCCACCTCCTCATTAGACTATGCGTTTGACCTAGTTCTAGAAGATACCTTAAACATCCCTAGCCCTGTTAAAGAGCAAGGCTCACCTTCAGACGCTACTTTTACATTATCAAGTTTTAGCAACACCTCTAATAATGGTCCAGTAATTGGAAAGCTTAGCGACAATATCAGCAACACTCCTTGGATATTAGGTGGAGGGTTTACCGACGGAATAGAAAAAGAACCAGCTGTACACGCCACTAATCTTCCTGGATTTTTAGGGTATAACGCCAACACTGATACAGGACCAACACCATATTCGCAACACATCTCTCCAAGATGGGCAGTGTCCACTACTAAGCCAGCCAGTGGATTACATGGGTTTTTAGGTAGTTTTAAACTTTACTCTAGAGCCCTATCTAATAGTGAGGTTAGAAAAAACTTCACCTTCCAAAAAGGATTTTTCAAAAATATTCTAATATAATGAATCTCGAAGATATTAACTTACTTACGACATCTAGAACAACTAGATTGAATGGTCTAGCTTTCCCAGTAATAGAGGGAGCTGGAGGATTCTTCACTATGACAGATGGAGCTGAGACGGTAATGGCAGGGTTAAAACAACTACTCCTCACCAATAGAGGGGAGAGAGTTATGAGACCTGATTTTGGAACTTCTTTAAGGAAATCAGTATTTGAGCCTTATACAGCTTCTTTAAAAATACAACTAAGAGAAGAGATAAAAGCAACTATACGAAAATACGAACCTAGGGTAGATATTATTGATTTATCTTTATCTTGGGAATCGAGACCACAATCAGCAGGATTACATCACATCTTTATTTCATTGAAATTTAAATTAAAGGGTGAAATTACCGAACCACAAATTTTAGATATTATAGTATAATGGCAGACATAACAGGAATTTTTAACACATCAGCATTTGACGGAAGTATCACTTCCGATTATTTGCAATTGGGTACTTTAAGCCCTCAGACTAAAGCATCAAGGGTTGATTATTCTGTAGCTGATTTTGAAGAGTACAGAACAGCTTTGCTAAACTACATAAAAGCGATATATCCTTTAGAGTATAATAACTTTGTAGAATCTGATTTAGGTATTATGTTGGTAGAAATGTTTGCGTATCTGGCTGGTGTTTTGTCTCTTAAAGCAGATATGTTAGCTAATGAAAGTTTTTTGGCTTCTGTTGAATCACCTGAAAATCTTAGAAAACTATTACAATTAATAGGTATTGCACTTAAAGGTCCAATAAGTGCCAAAGCTAGTTGCACAGCTACTTTAGCAACCGCTAACGTATTAGGGTCTGGAGAAACTGTAACCGTATCCTTACCTAACCGCTCCTTCTCAGTTCCTAACAATAAAGATACAGGTTTGTTAACTTATACAATGTACGAAGTTGATGGTACAGGAGCAATTGATTTAGAAAATGAAAGTTTAGTTTTAAACGAAGCTGATTCTCTAAACGCAGCAGGAGCTACCTTTAGCAACCTAATACTATTAGAAGGTCAATTGAAAAAAGTAACTGGAACTTTCTCCGATACAGACACAGTTCAAACTATAACCTTAACAGACTCTTCTATCGTAGAGGGAAGTTTGCTTGTTAAAACTGGAGGAGATACTTATAATGAGGTACAGAATTTATTCTTAGCAGATGCTACTGATAAAGTGTTTAGCAAAACATACACCGAAGACTATACAGCCATACTATCTTTTGGTGATGATACTAGAGGTAAAGCACCTTCCCCTGGAGCTACTTACGAAGTTTTTTATAGAGTAGGAGGCGGTACTAGAGGAAATATAGCTTCAGAGGTGATAGCAGTTACAGTTCCTGGAACTCACTCCAATGCAAGTAAGGACGGTTCATTAACAGTAACTAACCCAACTAAAGCTACTGGAGGTTTAAATGCTGAAACGGTAGCCCACGCTAAAAAATGGTCTCCTTACTTTTTCAAGACTCAGTATAGAGCAGTGACAGGAGAAGATTACACTACATTTGCAAATCAATTTGTAAGTACGGTCGGACAGTCTGGCAAATCAAACGCAGTTCTTAGAAACTCAGGAGCTGGTGCAAATATGATTGATATTTATACCGTAGCTTTTGCCGATGAAGTTGATGGAGTACAAGCACAACTGGAAAGGTCTTCTATTGCGTATAAAAATGAACTACTAACCTATTTGAATAAATATAAAATGATTACGGATGAGGTTACAATTGTAGATGGTTTGATTCGTACTTTAGATTTGAAGACAACGATATTTGTAGACCAAACATTCCAACCTTTTGAAGAAGATGTAAAACGAGCTGCTTCTAAAAAAATGTTAGAATTTTTTGACCTCTCTAAAAGAGAGTTTGGAGAAAGGGTACGAGTAGATGAATTAAATAGAGAACTATTCTCAGTTCCTGAGATTAGATTCTCCAAGTTAGATAATTTAAAAGATGATATTAAATTAAATTTTAATGAAATTCTTCAGTTAAATAATTTAGAAATAAATATAGAATACGTATAATAAGCAATGGTTAAAAAATCAGGACTAGGAAGTAGAGGAAAACCTAAAAAGACCTACCATCAGCATAATTATGTTGATGTTATTAAAACTATAACTCCTGATTTATACCACGATACAGACCATTCAATATACGGGTTAGAGGATGATATTTCTTATTCTGTATTAGGTAAAGTTTTAAAAGCAGTAGATGAAGTGTCCAGTATTGTAACTGTCTCTGGAGACCAAGATTTGAGGTCTAGGTTTATACTTAGAAATAACCTTACGAATATAAAGCCTTACCTTTTTGAGTATAAAGTTTTAAAACCTTTAGGGGTAGGATTTGATACCTTTACAAGCAAAGCTGATTTTACATCATATCTTTCTTCTGTAGTTTTACCTAATATCCACACGAACAGCCCTACAACTACTTTTCTAGATGGGGTTACAACTCATGTCGACTCCACAATAACATCTTTGTCTGGAGTTCATGATTACTTGGTTAATAATCTTTCTTGGGTTTATTTTTTAAATACTAGTGGACCTGCTACTGGATTCGACCCCTCCTCACAAATTGCAACTTTATTAGGAGATTTGTATGATAATAAACCGATAACAGAAACTCAATCAATTCAATATTTATTTGAGTATTTGTGGAGAAATAGAGAAGTATCAGATTTTTATAAAGGCTTCATACCTCATCAATTTAATAGCACGGATGCTACCGTATCTTCGGATACCTATGCTTCTGGAACCCAATTGTTAGATGGACTAAAAACTTTAATAGGGGTATGGTATAATGAAAAAGATGAGTCCTCTACAACCCTTGATACTTACCTAGACCTTTATCTTACTACAGGAGAGTTTTCACCTAAACAGGTAGAAGGTGGAGCTTTTACTAAATTTCTACAAGCTGTTAGTTATGGATTCTATGATATTAATTCTACCATACAAGATTTAGAGGATTTAGTAGATATTGAAAGATGTCCTCCTCAATTTTTGCAATACTTAGCATCATTAATAGGATGGCAATTACTTACTGGTGATGTAGACCGGTGGAGAGCTCAACTTAGAAAAGCAGTATATTTATATAAGAGCAAGGGAACTAGAAGATGTTTAGAGGATGCAGTAAGTTTAATTTTTCCAGGCGCTAATTTAACCGTAGCTAGTGACCTTGAAGAGACGTGGGAATGTTTCCTTCCTAGAATGATTTATTATTTAATCGCTACAGAATCTGCAGTTCTTAATGACCCTAGCTTTGGTAATAACACAGCAGCTTCAGCTTTTAAAGGTATATCTAATGAACAGTTTTTTGTTGATAACTTAGATTTAAATTATAGAGCTGCGACTGATTACGTTCTTAAAGTTGTTCATGATAATACTCCTGCTAGTGATTTTGCACCTAAGGGAGGAGCGATATACATTAATAATAAAAAATTTGATTTAAGTTCATATGACCCTACTGACCCTGATTTCCCAGGATTTTATCATAGAGGAAAAGCTAATGTACAAGTACCTCCTTGGGAGAACGATAGGTTTTATGATAATACATTTATCTCTGATGAGCAAATTTTAATTTTAAATGATGTATTAACAGGTAGTAGAAGTGATAGAGGTACTAACACTCCTTTGGGAGGATTAGAAATTCCTACAAGTTACGTAGGCTCTCTATCTTCTATCCTTAAAAAAGAAGGTCTAACTGATACTTTATATGATTTAAATTGGAATAAAAAATGGAAATTTCATACAAGTAGTATGGAAGTACCTCCTAATTTAAGTTCAGTAATAGCGTCAGGTCAATCTGAAAAACTTAACCTGTTAGATTTCTGGAGCTCTAAGAGTTCTTTTGCTTTTACCTCAATATCCTTAAACAGTATTGCACATACGATTGAAGGGATATCATTAACTTCTGATACAATTCTTAAAAATATACAAAATATTTTTACACACTTTGCTCCTTTCCATGTTCATATTAAATTATTTGCGAAAGAAGAAATGACCGATAGGTATCAAGTAGATGAGGTTTTAGATAGCCTTTGCTTTAAAATAGATATTCCTTTCTATGATGCAACTACTTCTGGAGATACTGACCAAGTTATTATGACCAATTTAGTTCCTTCAAGTGTAGTGGTATCTGGAATAGGGTCAGCAGTTGGAAACGGAACTGGGTTATCAGGATATGCACATACTCCTAGAACTTCTGGCAGAAGGAGAAGTTTACGATATAGTTTAAATAGCCCAGCGTTTAGAAGAAACGGTAGAGGTATGCCTGTAGCAACAGTATTCAATTCTGTATCAGCTATAGAGAATATACAAACATCCGCATATGGAGTACACACTACTGAGTTTATACCTTTAGGTTATAATTTTTCTTCTGGACGATACTTTTCAACATCTGGAGATTTTAGTGGAATTTATGATGCGTCTAATGATTTAGCCATGTCAGGATTATCTGTAGATTTTTCTGGAACTAGAACTTACTTACCTAATGGAAGAGCTAACCTTACTGATGTAGAATTTGAATACAGTGGAATACACGTATCTTCAACTTTCCCCTGTAGAGCTTTTTATAAACATGGTAACTGTGAAGTAGCTAGAGATAGAGACACCATTTCTAAAATAAATGCTATTATAATTAAGAAATTAATAGAGCAAGGAAAGACAGATGATTTTAGTTTGTCTACAATTAATAATTTTGAGTTCGGAGCACGTATACATAAAGACTTCTACGATTCTAGCGGATTATTTGCAAGTTCTACCATGACACCTGATAATCCTCTAGACCCAATACCTTACTCAGAAAATGAGATAAAAATTATTTATTCCCACTTTAACAGCTTAGTGCAAGGAAAACAATCTAGAGTCCATACCAGGTCTGAGGCGTTATATTCTACTAGTGGAGGAGCTAGAGGATATTACATAGAGACTGCTGGTGGATTTACAGCTGCTTCTGGAGGAGTGGCTGATACAGCATCCCCTTACGGTTCAGGAGTAAATTACGAACTGCTTGATGATTAATGGAAGGACATATTGAAATATTCCAAGGAAGCCCTTGTAAAGAAAATTTAATTTTTTCAGAGAAAAACTTAATTGTGGATGGAGCTGGTATGCACGTTGTAGATATCTTAACAAACCTACATTCACCTTCTGCTCTTACTCATAAAATCCAAGCTTCCTCTATAAAAGATTTTGGGATAAAAGCAATCACCTTAGGAAGTGCTCAAGGTGCTACCGGTTATAACAGATATAGTGTGAGCGCAGATTCAGGACCTAGCGCATTAACTCCAATACCTCCTCAACCTACAGATACTACTATACAACCAGCCACTACTGGTCCAGGGAAAGAAGGTCACTTTTTAAATTATTATAATTTTTCATCTGCTACTGGATTAACATTGGAAGAGGTTAGAAAGCATGGATGCTATTTACCATCCGCTGGAATTTATTTTGATGGTTCAACTTTTGGATATACTCACGACGGTTCTGTATCTAATGACATGTCGGGAGCAGTGTCTGGACATCTAAACACTCAAGGTGCAATTAACAGCGATGGATATATTTTAGAATCTACCGTAGCTAGGTCAGCTCAAACTTTAGCTGATGCGAGTGGAGGTTTTATTGTATCTGGGAACAGGTTAGAAGTTAGTGGAACTAGAATGGTAAAATATGTCCTCACGATAACCTACGAAGATTGGAAATTTCTAGATTATTATTACGGAGGTATAGGAGCCATAGGATTATGGACTCTAGATAGGGAAGCTACTTTAGCTAAATACAACAACGAATCTGAAACTGCAGAGATAGACCTATATAAAGTAGCGGATACGACCAGAAACCCAGTTTTTAAACTTTTTGCGAAGAAAGTATTTTTACCTGGAGGTCTAAAATTAAACGAAGCAACAGTATATGACGACTATATTACAATTACATGGGGACTTAAATTTTAATGACATCTCAATCACTACTCGAATCACTTAATCCTAAAGGACATTTAGAGATTATTAAACGATATAAAGATGGAACCGAAGAAACGGTTCTAGATGACCATAATATCATTACCGTAGGTATGGGTATTACATTGGCATCTATGTTCTCCACTACAGAAACTTCAGCTGCAGCCACTGATTTTAGTATAGCTTATTTTCAAATAGGTGAGGCTTCAGCTCTTATGGCTTCCAGCCTTACTAGATTAGGTAACCCTTTAGAGTCTGCTCAATACGGAGATAGCAGTTTAACTGTCAGCTCTATAAGACTTGGAGGAGCTGGTGCTACACCTCAAGATGTAGCTTACCTAAACTCAACTTATATTTCTAAAGTTGGGGATGATTCAAGTACTAAAGTTACGTATACTTTAAATTTAGAAGAATCTGCTTGTAATGGAATTGATATTAATGAGTGTGGTTTATGGAGTAAAAACCCTTTAAGGGAAGATGAGCCAGCAGCCTACTTATGTGCATATCGCTCATTTACCGCAATCGGAAAGACGGACTCGTTCGCTCTCATCTTTAAATGGACATTGGAATTTTAAATTATGATTAATGACGTATCAGGTGGTAGTTATGTAATAACCTCAACTAATAACTTAGCAGATATTAGAAAGTATAATGCTAGTTCATTCTATAACTGGGAACAAGATAATATCCCTATTAATGATTTAGAGACAAGAACTAATTCTTTAGGAGCTAACATTGGACTTACAGCTACTGGTATCGCTGGAGCTACTTTAGTTCTTTCATCTGCAGCTGATAATGATAATTCCATATATGATGACATTGACGATATTGTTACTCGTATTCCTAAGATATTAACATTTCCACTCTTGGTTGAAATTTGTTCCTATGGAAATTTAGGAGCTTTAAAATTAGAAGGTATCAGTATTAAAGGTAATGGTTCTTTACAATTTATAAATAGAAATTTCGGACATTCACTACACGGTGATAGTGCTTATGAAGTGGTGGTAAGTTCTACTGAAGATTTTAATGGCGTGCCTTTTTCAGGTGCTCCAGAAGAACAAGGATGTACTGCATTATCAGCATATCCTGTCTGGGAAGAAATATCAAACGCATCCAGCACAAGAGCTGAGCTAAATTGCTACAATAAAGATAGCTGGAATCAAAATGTTAGATTGTTTGGTCATAAGCACCTTACAACTGATGCTACTTTTCAGGAACCTATATTTTGGTGTTCTGGGACTAGGGATTTTATAGGTTCCAATACAAATGCAGATTATGTTTTTAGCGGTAACGTATATGATAACAGTTATGATGTTACGGTATCGGCTGATGCTAATCCTTTAGAGTATAACACTGCAGGTCAAATACCTATGAGAAAAAATGCATACCTAAGCACTATGGCAGCTGGGAACGCCGCTTCCCCATTATACGCTTACGGAAATTATTTTACAAGTGTTAAAGTAGAGAATTGTCACGGGGAGCAAGTACAATTAAAAAATATTTGTGTCGATGGTGTAAGCGCTACCGCAGGAGATATTTATTCACATGATAACTCTATAGGGTTTGATATACAAAACTCTGATGTAGTTCTTACTTCATGTGCTTCATTTAGAAATAGAGACGCTGGATTTAAAATTAAAAACTCTAATGTAGATATTGAGGGAGGTATAATCGGATATAGGAATTATCAAGTTGATGGTTCAGCCGTTGTTGCGGAATTAGGATACAGACCTAGTACTGGATTTGAAGCAACTGATATGTGGGATTTAGCTTCTAACGGAAATGGGTTTGAAGCTTCAAGGTCTACTATTAATTTTGATGAAACTGGTAGTCTTACTAATGCCTCTGGAACATCTAAATTAGGAAAACATGGATTTATCATGGCATCCAACGGAGGTAATGGATGGCTTTTTGATAAGTGTAAAATTAATGGAGGTGTTGGAGGACATAACAGTGAAGAAGAGCAAGGAGCTGGTACTGAAGATTATCAAACAACTCAACTTATCGCAGCCTTTAATAAGGTTAATGGATTTAAAGTTGACAGCTCACAGGTAAAATATCAAGGAATTTTAAGAGCCCAAGGAAATGAAATACATGGAATTGAAGCTAATAATTCCAGAGTAGCATCCATGGGATTAGTTTCAGAAGTTAATGGAAACACCGGATTTAAATTAGATTCTTCGGAATACATTTATAATATGGGAGCTAGTAAATACACCACTGCTTATGATTTATCTCTATCTTCTTGGCATAGTCGAGCAGGTCACTCTAGAGTTATTCCTGCTGTATTGTTAGATAGGAATAGTGTTCAAAATTTAACTGTTACAAATAATTCTAAATTTTCAGACAATAGACTTACAAACTCAGGTAGAAGAGCTGGGTTAATAGGCGGTAGATATTTAACTAACGCAAGTCAAAGAACTAATGCTATGCTTGCCAGTAATGGCACCATTGTAGACTCTAACAACGCTAGTGAGTTTGAAAAAGGAAACCTTCCTTTAATATCAATATCTAATAACTCATACGCTAGGCTTTTAGGGTTAGCAGCTTTAGGAGATACTTTTGACGGAGCCGGAGGTAATTCAGTGGTTCCATCAGGTTCTGTTAAAGGTAGAGCTTTAAGTGTAACCGATAATTCTAAAGTAGACTTATATGGAACATCCGCATATAATACTAATATCGGAATGTATCAATATATAAATACTCTTTCTGAATTAAAGACCACTTGGACTAAGTCAGCAATTTACGCAGGTCAAAACTCTAAAATTAGAATTTCTGGACCTACAAAAATTTCAAACTTTGGTGTAGCAGCTTTGGCTGAGGATAACTCTAAAATTGAAATAGGTCCCGCATTGTCAGAGCTAGGAACGCCTGATACCTCTTTAGACCCTACTGATGTAAGTGGTCATACAATGGTTGAGTTACATGCTACTAGAGCTTGTTTGGTCGCTAATAATAAATCTACTTTAGAGATGGTTAAATGTGGAGCAGATATAGGCACCCCTGACGGTACTTGGGTTTCTAGTATAAACTCTGTGGACGCTGATTTAGCTACTAGTGCATATCATACAAGTTCTTTTATCCAGTTTTATCCAAACGGATTTACTGCAGAACTTGCAAATCCAGGAGGAGGGAGATACGTAGACCAAAACTTCTTCGCAGCTGTAAGTTCTATAGCAGGAGCGAGAAACAGACAGCTACCAGGGTTCGATGAATTTGTAGACCCTAATAGATTTAATCACAATTCAAACTCAACAGGTGGAATGTGCGTAAGAGCTGTTGGAGGAAGTACCGTTATTGCTGACCAAGTTAACTTTGAAGTTCATATGCCCGTCGATGACCTTTCTGGAGCGTATTATAATATAGATGGCTCCGCAGCTGAAGGTACCAGCATATACACAGGAATGTCCGCATTACCTAATATTAATCAGGCAATGGGCTCAGCCTCAGCACATTATGGAGGCTCTCAAATTTTCATGTGGAATATAGCTGATAATTCTAGGATTAATGCGAGTAATTTGAAAGTTAATGGAGTGGATGGTAGCGCAGCTGGATTCCATGGACCTGCTGGTAGGTGGGGTTCTTTTGCTGCTGGAATGGGAAGCGAAGAAAGTTTAGGACCTATAGATTATTATGGAAAGACTGGAGCTTATGGACAGATTTCTCCATCTGGAGATGTCGCTCAACATTACAACCATGGACCTTTCCGACTTATGACCGGAATCAGCGCAGATTTGATGACATACTCAGAAGGTGTGGAAGCTTTAGACGGTTTAAGTTATGTACCAATCATGTCAGCCTCAGGTATTGGCGGAAACGCAATAGCTCAGTTAAACGCTCAAGGTTACCCAGGTCCTGGTTATACAGCTAGTTCTATATATGCTTCTGACCATAGGCAACATTCATTAATAGAAACTCAAACTCAATCTAGCGCACCTAATTATGGTCAACCTATATTTGGTGCGAGAGGGGGAGCTGATAGTGGAAATGTTACAGGTGGGAACACTAGACACTTAATTGGAAATGCTATGATACAAGATGTATTTGGATTTGATGGTGATGGAGCCGCTGAGCATACATTCCCTAATATTCCAATCCCTCCAATCCATATGGAATGGCAAGGATACCTAAGGAATTTCGTAGACGAATCAGCTGCTGACGTTTTTGCTAATGCTAAACATGGAGCTAGCAAAATGATTAAACTTTGTTCTATCTATAGGTCTACTATCGACCCAACGAGAGGTGGAGAAGGTAGAGATGGAAACCCAGAAGAAGATTACGCATTTGGACGAGGAGTTCGTTCACTTAACATATTTGACCTTGATAAATTAGTATAATGGTAGTAAACGACATAAAAGAAAATATTAGATTTTATAAAGCAAATGACCCGTATTTTTACGAGGTTGATAACCTTCCTTTGATTGATTTGTTAAATAACGATAAGATTTTAAGAGATGAAATTAATTTAATTTTAGATTCAACAGCTGCTTACGTTACAGAAAGTTCTGTAGACACTACCGTTCAAGAAGCTATAGGAGATGCTACTAAAGTAGATATTGATAATACAGATGGAAGTGTAGACCATACTAATGTTATTTCTTGGATAGAAGCTCAAGAGTATGGAGGGAAAACTATTACTGGAGCTACTGATACTGCTATTGATAATCCTAGCGATGGAGATACTTTAGTATATTCAGACGCTACAGGAAAATGGGGTTTAGGGGCTAACCTGATAAATCAACAAAAAGAAATAACAGTTTCTGAGGTAGTAACTTTTGATAGATTAGGTAAATTAGGTATGGATATCAATACTGATTTGAAAATAAATAGTACGAAAATAGAAAATTTTCTAGGAGTTGGTGCAGGAACTTTAAGCGGTATTACCCATTATATTGTAAGAGCTGGTATGAACAATGCCACTGGTACATCTAAAATGATGTATCAAGGTGGAGATAAGACAGATAAAACCACTTGGTTGAGAACTTCAGGAGGTATTGGCAAAGGGGAAACTTATGTAGAAAATCACGGTATTATTGGAGCACGTACAGACCCTACCGAAGATACAAGACTGTATAGGGAAAATGCTGGCACTGCTAAGTACGCTGAAGTTTTAGGATACATAATAAATCATAAGATAAAAGCTGTTCTAGCATAAAGATATGTATAAATTTTTATTTTTTTTACCTTTACTATTGTCTTGTTCAACTTTAGCACCAATAGTAGGAGGAGCAGCAGGAGCTGCAGCTGGCTCTTTAGGAGGTCCAGCAACCGCAGCTATTGGTGGAGCAGCAGGTGTAGCGGGAGCTCAAATGATGTTTCCAAATGAATCAGTAGACCCTACAGTTGCATTAGCAGCAGCCCAAGCAGGTAAACCAGCTCCAGGAACAGTAGCATCCACGATACATGAAACTAAAGGACTTGTTTTTGAATTAGGTTGGATGTATCTATTAATTTTTGTATTAGTTCCTCTTTTAACTAAGAGAGGTAGAACTTGGATTAAGAAGTTTAGTGAAATACATAATACAGTCTCTCAAAAAGATATAGAAGAAAGAGATTCTCAACAAGATGACAGACTAAATAAACTAGAGGAGAAATTACACACACTCCTAAATAAATAATAAAATGAACTTTATAGATTATAATTTTGTTTCAGATGAGGTAGCAAAGAACCTCATGGAATCTTACGGCTACGATGTACCTGCTGCAGAAGAAACTCCTGCAGAGGAAGTAATTAGCGAAGATGCTGTAGTAGACCTACCTGATTACGTTTGTGTAGTTAATGAAACTGCATATGCTCTTTGCGAAGGTGTAGAAGAAGTTGACGGACAACTATTTATTCCTGTAGAAGAAATTTCAGAAGAACTACATGAATCTTTAGCAGATAATGAAACTACTTTACTAGAATCTGTAGAGTTTGAAGATGCCTACTACGAGTTCGGAGATATCTTCGAAGATACTGAAACTAATGAATTGTACGTTGCTATTAACGAAACAGTAGCTGACGATTCAGAAGAAGAGTAAACCATGACTAAAACTGTAATGGAACAAGCGGATGAAATCCTCGCTAACATGGGGATTTCTGATGCAGTTCCATTATCGGAGTCAACTACAGAATCTATAACTGCTGTAGGTAAAAACTATGACAGTGAAGAACTCCCTCAAATAGACGACTCTCAAAGACTTGCATTATTAGAAGGATGTGGAGCCATCTCAGAAGCCGTTACAGGAGTAGGTTCTATAGGTGTAAACTTAGCAGGTCCTCAAGAAGAAAAACCTAAAAAGAAAAAATTAAACAAAAAAAAGGTTGAAGAGCATAGTGTAATACAAGGAGCTCCTACTGGTGAAGACGGTAGAAACTTTGACAATGCTTGGAAAGTTTCCGACAAAGATTTGAAGTTCTTTTCAGGTGTTAATAAAAAATTAAAGGAAGATTGGAGACAGGATGACCCTTTCGCTGATTGGAATGAAGAGGATGATGATGAATATGACGAAGACAAAGATAAGATAGAAGAAAAATCTCCTGCATGGCAAAGGAAAGAAGGTAAAAGCAAATCAGGAGGATTGAATAGAAAAGGAGTAGCATCTTATAGAGCCGCAAACCCAGGTTCTAAATTAAAGACTGCTGTAACTACTAAACCATCAAAACTTAAAAAAGGTTCTAAAGCAGCTAATCGTAGGAAAAGTTTCTGTGCCAGAATGTCTGGAATGAAAAAAAGAAGAACTTCTGCTAAAACTGCTAGAGACCCTAACAGCCGTATAAACAAGTCTTTACGTAAATGGAACTGCAATGAAAACCAATCACCTACAGTAACTAAATTAAATAAAGCTACTGATAAATTTATAAACAACACATTTAAAGGATTATTTTAACATGTCTAACATACTAAGAGATACGTATTCATTTGGAGAACTTCAGATTCTTTCTGAAGGTAAATCTTCTGCAGGTCCTATGGTAGTTCAAGGATTATTCCAAGAGGCTGAGGCTAAGAATGGTAATGGTAGAGTTTACTCTAAAACTATCTTAGAAAGAGAAATTAAAAATTTGCAAGAAGGTCCTCTAGTAGAGCGTAGATTAGTTGGAGAGTTAGACCATCCATCTAATGAAGTTGTGCATCTAGCAAACGCTTCACATATTGTAACTGGACTTACTATGGAAGGTAATAAAGTTATTGGAACTGCTGAAATATTAAATACACCTTCGGGTAAAGTTCTACAAGAGCTGTTAAAAGCAGGTGTTAAAATAGGAATATCCTCCAGAGCTGTAGGAGGACTTACATATAACTCTGATAAAGATTGTTACGATGTTAATGAAAATCTAAGAATGATTACATGGGATATGGTATCTGAACCTTCATGTCATGGAGCTTTTCCTGGGTTGATGAGTGAAAATAAAGTAATGACAGAATCTTCTAAACGAATTGCAGAGGATGTAGACCATCTAAGAGCTGAGAGATTGTTTATCCACTCTTTGAAAAAACATTTAAACAAAAAATAAAAAATATCTAACTTTTAGATAAAACTATCATAAATACAGAGATAGGCAATAATTATGACCACATTCGAACAAATCGCGAAACTTCTTCCTGAGAATTTTTCTGAATCAGGATTGGAGGAAATCCAAGCTATCATCGAAGAAACTATCCAAGAGCGTGTCGACGCTGAAGTAAAGTCCTTAGAGGCTAAAGTTGGCGGTTTTATGAGAATGAAGCTTAATGAGATGAAAGAGCAAGCCGTAAAAGAACTAGAGAAAGATAACGAAACTTTCCGTGCAGTTAAAATTTACGAAACTCTTAAATCAGTTATAGCAGAAGATATTGCAACTTCTGACGAAGAAGCAGTAGCTTCTACTTACAAAGCTGATAATGAAAAATTACAAGAGACTGTAAACAACTTAAATGATACAATCTCTACCTTAATGACTGAAAATAAAACTTTAGAAGAGTCTGTAATAAATTTGAAAGAAGATGTTCAGACCCTCGATGAGGTATCTAAAGCACCTTTCAAGTCATCAGAACAAGCTCTCGTTATAACTAACGAAAGTATCAAAGAGGACTCAACACCCACTTCCGAGGTGATTAATGAGTTTCTTACAGAAGACGTAGTCCGTCTTTCACAACTAACCTAATCTTACCAAAATTATGATTGAAAACAACACTTCAAAAGCTCTCTGTGACAAGTGGGCACCAATTCTAGAAGGAGTTGAGGATTCGTATACACGTGAGACAACTGCGGTTCTTCTTGAAAACCAAGCTCGCCACGTACTCGCTGAGCAAGCGAAGTCTGGTATGCTAGAGGAAGCCACAACAGCTGTCGGCAACCTGGGTACTTTCCAAAAATTTGCTTTCCCTCTAGTTCGCCGGGTATTTCCGGAGCTTATTGCCAATAAGGTAGTAGGTGTACAACCTATGCAAGGTCCAGTTTCTCAAGTATTCTACCTTGGTTATGACCGCACAATTGGTGACGGTGCAACCGAAACTGTATATAGCAAGCACAACCTAACTTACAAAGGTCTTACGACTTCTGCGTTGGGCAATGTTAGTGGTCTTGACAGCACTCGTTCTCCGGGTACTGTAGACACTTCTGCTATTAACGCTTCAGGTGGCACTATGGGTCAAAACATTGCTGCTTTCCCTGATACTACAAGTCTTCAACAGTGGGCTACGTCTGCTGGTGAGGGTCTAGGTGTTAGTGGAGCCGGTAGCACTGGTACAATCCCTGACATCAGCTTCCATATCGAGCAACAAGCTGTGATTGCTAGAACACGTAAATTCCGTGCTCTATGGACAATCGAAGCTTCTCAAGACTTGAAAGCTTATCACAACCTTGATTTAGAGCGTGAATTGACTGACCTACTAGGTAAGGAAGTTGCTCTTGAGATTGACCGTGAAATTATCGAAGACCTTCGTTCTATCGCATACGATTCAGTTGACAGCGCTAACAGCTTGTTCAACCGCGCTATGCTTGATAACGCTGGTTCTAACGCAGTACCTACTGAACGTAAAGACGGTGGAACTACCGATTACGAATACGGGTTCTCTCCAGATGGAGCTGAAACTCTAGGTGCTAATAAAAACGTAACCTTCGTTGACTTCGCTAGTACAGCATTATCACTAGCTCCACGTCACGTTGGTGAAGTTTACTCTAACCTCCTTGCTGCAGTTAACTTTGCTGCTCAAGACATCTACAAAACTACTTTCCGTGGTGCAGGTAACTTTATAATCACTTCTCCAGTTATCGCAGCTATGCTACACTCAGCTGCTAAACTTGAAGGTGGTTTGAGTGCTGAAGAAGCTGGCTCACTTGGTGCTAATATACAGTACAAAGGTAAATGGGCTGGTATGTACGACGTTTACGTAGACCCGATGTATCCTGAGGATGAAATCATGGTTGGTTACAAAGGTAACAATGCCATGGAAACTGGTTACGTATATTCACCATATATTCCAATCCAGATGCTACCAACAGTAGTGGACCCTAATAGCTTCCAACCACGTAAAGGTTTGATTACTCGTTACGGTAAGACTGCTATTTCTCCATCATCTCGCTGGTACCGCATCATTCGTCTAGTTGGTGCTGACAGCCGATACCTAACTTCACCGTTCGGTACTATGGGTCAGACATTCGCTAACGCTAACGACGGAAGCTAATAACAAACTGAATAGTTTTAAAAAAGAAGGAGGCTTTATGGTCTCCTTCTTTTGCTATATAATATGAAGATACGGAATATAAATAATGAGCTCACAATCACCTATACAACCCAAAACTAGTTGGGGTAATTCAACTGCGCTAAAAGTAGGCTCGGACAATACGGCTAGTGCTCATACTCCATATGGGGAAATTGATTACGATACTTTGAACCGTAGCAGATTCTCTGATGCAATAGAGTTTAGTAAATTTTATTCTATTATTAAAGACTCTGTCCTTTCTCGTTTAGGGTCTCCTGTAATTAGAGTAGAGCTTACCGACCATCAATTACTTACCGCTATAGATGAAGCGGTATCTAAATTAGACTATCATGCACCTCAATGGTGTACGAACTATTTAAGCTTTACTACTCAAGTAGATGAAAATCTGTATGAACTCCCACGATTTGTAATGAATAACTTACAGTACGTGGTCTATAAGAAATCTCTCCTATCGGTGGCTCAGCAACAAGGCTCGTTAGAGTTTGATTTCTTTATTAAATATTTTCAGGATAATTTCCTTTTCAAGGATTTCCAAATTACAGACTTTTTACTGATGACCATGCACTTAGAACAGATGCGAAAGATTCTTTCTATGGAAGGTTCTTTTGATATTATTGACAATCGTTATATAATGGTGTATCCTATTCCACAGCGAGCTGAAGAAGTGATTGTTCAGTTTAGAAGCCTCAATAGCGACACCTTACATCCGTTCTATGTCAACTGGATTCAAAAATTTGCAACTGCAGTATGTAAAGTAATTCTAGGAGGAATACGAGGAAAATACACAACACTACCATCTCCCGGAGGTGGAGCACAGTTGAACGGTTCAGACTTAGTTCAGCAAGGTAACCTAGAGATGGAAAACTTAGAAGAAGTTCTTTTAAGTGAGATTGAAGAACCTCCGGCATTTACTGTATTTTAATGACTTACGGAAAAAACCTTAGATATGTCCCTCCGCATGAAAGAAAAGTTTCATTTGCGGACGAGGAAATGTTTTCTAAAAGTTCTGGAGAGTTGAACATGTTCGATAAAACTAACCCTGATACCAGGCTGTTCGACTCAGTAGATGGGGAGATGGTACGATTAGCAGGGTCTGAATTGTTACTATTTCGATATACTAAAGACAGTAATTATGACGATTTATATGATGAACATAAAGGGAAGGTAATATTCCAAAAACCTGTATTGGTATATGGACATTATGACCCAAGACCTATAGAAGAGGAAATGTCTGAGTTTGGTATAGAGCTTACAAATGACCAGGTATTTACTTTTAACAAAACAACTATTGAAAATGCAATAGGTAGACCTATAGCACCTGGAGATGTTATTAGACCAAAATTTCAAAATATTTATTATGATGTATTTGAAGTTCAGGAAGATAGCTTTGAAGCTTACGGAGTATATCACTTAGTATGCGCTGCCAAGATTCTAAGGGATGCAAAAGGTTTACTGGGTAACCAGTACATTCCAGATAGCCAAATAGAATCATAATGAGAGGATTAGATTATTTTAGAAAAAAAATACAGGAATTTGAATTGATAGCTCCTGTAGAAAAATCAGATTTTTATAGAGAGTATACTAAGTTTATTATTGATAAAATGAATACTATAAACATAGTGGATTCTGAGGGAAAAGCTGTAGATGTTAACGCTTTTTTCGCTAACCCAGAAAGAGCTATTGCAAAGATAAAAGAAGATAGAAACTTAGTTCTTCCTATCATTAGCGTTTCTATAGATGACGTAGATGAGGATACTGAAAGACGTAAAACTGCTACTAATATAGAAGTAACTACTATGTGGGATGTTAAAGAGAGAAGAGCTAAGAGAGTTATATCTAAAGCAGCTAAGCCTGTAAACCTATCTTTTACTATAAACATATGGTCTAAGTATAGAGAAGATTTAAATCAAATCCTAGAAACGGTATTAAAAATGTTTAATCCTTCCTTAGATTTTAAAACGAAACACTCTACTAATACAAAAGCATTTATAGAGCAGATAACTGATAGTTCTGTCAATTCAGTAGGAGATAGAGAGGATAGGATAGTACGTAAGATGATTGTAATAACAGCTGAAGCATATTTACCTAATCCTAAGTATCTGGTTACTAATACAGGTGAAATTGAATTTTTAGGGACAGATGTTAGACTCGTAGATAGGCTCGTTGATATCGATACTGTAGCAGGTAGAAAACCAGACCCTTCAGAAACTATACGAGAAACATCTGATATTTCACGAGTAGGACCATAAAAGACTCTAAACAATTGATTTAAATTTGGTAAATTTCATCACCAGCTCCTATAAATAACATAGAGGTATTTAACATGATTACTGTAAAAAATTTAACAAAACAGGGACGTGAAGTCATTTTTAAAGAAGCTAATGGGTATAAACATCACTGGCTAAAATCTCACGATTCAGTAACAGTAGCCGAATCCTCCCTTACTGAAACAGTAAAAGAACTTGCTCGTCGCAAAATCCTCAAACTACAAACCAAATAAAATAATATGCCAACCTACTCAAGCCCAGGAAATTATGTAATCGAGAAAGATTTCTCTGAATACGCACCTGCCGTAAATTCATCTATTGCAGGTATTGTCGGATTTGCTTCAAAAGGTCCAGCTAACAAAGCAACACTTATCACAAGCCCAGCTCAGTTAATTAGGACTTTTGGAGAAACTGACCAAGTTGTCGGAGGTCAAGGACTTTTAGCAGCTCTTGAAATTTTAGCTAGAACTAATTCAATTTATTTTGTTAGAGCTGAAAATGGAACCACTGCTACTGAAGCTTCAGGCTTAGTAAGCTGGGGTGCTTGTCCAGCACTTCAAGTTTCTGGTCTTACACCTAATACAGAAATTAATTTTTACTTCTCATCAACAGATGAAACCGGAACCTCTAACACTCCAGGAGGAGATGGCTACAAATTAAACTTAACAACCACCTCAACTGCAGATGGAACTGGAGACCTCGCTGCAGATGTTCTAGCAGCACAAGCAGGCATAGAAACTGTAGATTGGCCGTGGACGGCTGTATCAGGATTTGACATGTCTAGTGTGTATTTTGTAAATACTCACGCTGGTAAAGACGCATATTTACAAGTATCATCCGACGGAGGTTTTGGAACTAACGCCTTTAACGCATCTGGAGATGCTACTCCTACGGTAGACCCAGTATCAGCTGTAAAAGCTGGAGGTTATACAGTATCAGGAGTCAACCAGGATGGAGGTGTTTATTTTGTAGAATCTCTCTATAATGGAGCTGGATACAACGCATCTACAACCACGACTGCACAAGGTGTAGTTAATTACGGTATTAAAGTGAAAGTGGATTCTAGAGCAGGAAAATACTTTAACTTTGAAGTTTTAAACGAAGGTGTAGCAGCCGAAGCTTTTGAGATGAATTTTGAACAATCTGCAGGAGTTAAAGGATACTTCCCTGAAGACGTAGTTAATATAGGTCTCACTGATAATGTTTCAGAATATATTAAAGCTTCCTTTAAAGATTCTGCAGGAGCGACCGACAATGCTTGGACTCCTCCTACTTTATGGACTAGCAAAATGACTGGAGGTGTAAACTTAGAAGATTCTGGTGGTGACCTCTATCGAGACGCTAATCCTAGATTTGTTAAAATGGTAGACGGAACTTATTCACTATCTGGTGGTGTAAACGGAGATACCGCTGGAGGAGCTATTACAGGAGATGTAAGGTCAGCTCTTTTAGGTTCTCCTGCTACTAAAACAGGTATACACGCTTTAGATGATGATTCACTAAACATCTCAATGGCAGCTGTTCCTGGAATAACTGAACAACAAGTGCAAAACGAGTTGATTACACTAGCTGAAAATTCTCAAAACTTCCTAGCAGTAGTAGCTCCACCTGAAGGATTAACCACTCCTCAAAAAGCTATCAACTGGCATAACGGTCAAGGAGACGGTAGGACTGCATCTATCAACAGCAGTTACGCTGCAATATATTGGCCGTGGTTAAAAGTGTTTGATGTAGCTACTGCAACAGACATATATCTTGACCCAGCAGCATACGCTATCTCAGTAATGTGTCATACAGACGCTGTATCTGACCCGTGGTTCGCACCAGCAGGTCTAACTAGAGGTCGTCTAACTAAACCTACAGATGTAGAAGTTATCCTTAACCAAGGAGATAGAGACTCTCTTTACCAACCAGGAAACGCAGTAAACCCAATTGCAAAATTTGCACAAGATGGTATCTGTATCTGGGGTCAAAGAACAGCTCAAAGAACTCCAAGCGCTTTGGATAGAGTTAATGTCCGCAGAATGATGATTCAAATTCGCAAGATGATTCTAGCAGCTACTAGACAAATTGTATTTGAACCTAATGACCCTCTAACATGGAACAGAGTAGTTAATCTACTACAACCTGCTATAGATGAAATTCGCAGACGAAGAGGTATTACAGAGTTTAGAGTAATCTGTGATGATACTACAAACACTCCTCTCCGTATTGATAGAAATGAAATGTGGTGTAGAGTTCTAATTAAACCTACGAAAACAGCTGAAGTTTTAGTCTTCGAACTAAACCTGACTAACCAATCTGCTAACTTAGGTGGATAAAACTATATAATAAGGAGACTTACTAAATGGCAAACGCTTACTACGCAACACAAACACAGAGAACCCTAAATAACGGGGAACTTCCTACACTCTCTCATAGTTTAGAATCATTCCGTGCATTTCAATGGGAGGTAGAAATTATACTTCCTGCTGGACAAGATGGAGAAGATGTTCTAACTTTAGCTGCTAAATCAGTATCTCAGATAGCCTTTACATCAGAAGACATTGTAGTTGATAGGGTAAATGATAAATTTTTCTACCCTGGAAAAGTAACCCCTGAAGAGGTTACAATTACTTTCGATAACTTAGTAAAAGGTTCTGTAGCTGAAAAGCTGTTTGATTGGATGTCAAATACTTATGACCCAATCAATGGAGTGTTTACCCCTCAATTCACGAATGGTAACGGAGGTTTCAAATCCCATATTAAGATTTACCAACTGGATAACGCAATGTTCCCAGTTAAACACGTTAACTTATACGGAGCTTACCCTAAAGCTTGGAAACTTGCCGAGTTTAATTACAGTACTAATGAATTCCACTCTGTAGAGTGTATCATTCGTTACGACTTTGCAGTTCAATACGCAGGTTTGGATTAATTAAAAATAAAATCTTACTATAATAGGGTAGTTTCTTTATAGGGACTATCCTATCTTATTTTAAAATATGGAACAATTTAACTCTCTACTGACCTCTTATTCTAAGCTGAGGAAAAGAACCTATAGATTGGGTATATCCGAAACTCAAGAGATAGGGTCTAGAGCAGCAGTACGTCAGATTGATAAGGAGAGATTAAATATAATACAATCTCAGTTTAACAGGATAGGAACATATTCCCACCTAGCTCCTCAATTAGCAACTGCATTTAAAACTGCTAAACCATTTGAGCAAAAAACAGATTCTGATTTAGTATGGATATCTAAAGACGGTACTAAATTTAGTTTTAGAGGAGATAGACCTGATGCTAGTTCAAGTTTACCTATAGAATTTTTAGATGATATTATTCTTTTTTTGGAAAAAGGAGGAGACATATTAACCGACCCTAAAGATTTTGTGGAAGGGGAAGGACGAATTGGAAT